GCCATTAAAGAAATGTGTTCAAAACAATTTTTCTCTAACGCAGCCATAACAACTGGTGCATTTCTTGCCATATTAGTTGCCATAAAATTTAAGTGAGCAGTAATATGCGCTCTGTGATCCTGACCAGGGAAAGCTTGGAACGGTTTCCCAGCAAGAGCATCAATATGCTCTAATGCTGGGTCCTTTGGTAATGGTGGTTGTGGTCGAATTAATAATTTATCAATATCTTTCACACCTAAAGCTTCATACATATTTCTATACGCTTGGTATAAATTATGTATTTGTGGATTAGATGTTGCCAGCTGCAGCTCCGACTGTGCGAGGGAAATACGCTGCGTCTGAGAAAATATGTTTGGATCTGCAACTGGCAATATATCTACTCTGTCGTCAAAGTCTGTTTGTTTAATCATTCTTTGACCACCAATAACATCGTAGGGATATTCTTGAGGTAGATATAATTTGAAAACTCTTGCTAGTAATTTAAATTCTTGTTTCAATGCTGCATAAATTCTTTTGTGTATTGCAGACATTGTTCTGCTTCCCCTTTCTAGCAATGCTACGGTCGTACCCACAGCTGCTTGTTGATTACCCTCACCTACTTGCAAGTCTGCTATTGAAGCGAATCTTTGACCTGCTTGTACTACGACGCCCATAAGTGCTAATAAAGTTTGTGATGGTTCCTTAAAAGGAAGCATCATAAAAGAGTCTTTGATGTTGCCACCTGGTGCATCTACATCTCTAAATTCACCCGGTTGAATAGATTGAGCATCATCTCTAATTCTTATTCCTCTTTGTTTAAATCCTGCAGGTAAGTTTGATAAAGTTCCCGCGTCTAATAGTTGTCGTAATGCAGCCGTAGCTGTTCTTGATAATCCACCAATCATGTGTATTAAACCAAAACCATAAAAACCAAGTCCTGGTAAAAATTTAAAATGCACAAAATATTCGATCTTTTTTCTTAAAGGATCACCTATTTCATAATTTCTTTTAATTGATAAAACTTCTCTAGAATTTTCTTCAAGTGTTACAATATACGGAAGTTTAATTCCTGTTGGCTCTCCGTCTTGTCCCATGTCTTCAAAACCTTCAAGATCTAAATTAACGTGACACTCTAATAAATTAAATATATCTTCTTCTCTACCTTTTGTTTCACCTTGAAGCTCACGTTCTTTTTTCTCAACTTCAGTCTCATTAACTTGACCTGGTTTTAATTCTATGTCTCTATAAAACCCAGCCACCTGTTGTTTTCTTAATTCGTTTTCAGATATTTGTACCCGATGAATGATCGATTCCGCATCGTCTAATGAGGTAGCCGAGTATGGAACAATCAAATCATCTGCGGGAACAAATTTAGAGGCAGCGGTTTGCGCTGTCTCGTCGTAGTAAACTTTTTTAAAAGAAGAACCTGCTAGAGGTAAATGAAATAACAAAGAATCAAAATCAGGTTCATAGTCTTTCATCTTATCCATAATTTGATAATTCATAAAATCTTTAACACGTGCTGCTTGTTGTTCTTTATCTGGAGTAGATACTCCTAAGATAGCAGTTCTAACGGGTCCGTTAGCAGGTAGTAGTTCTTTATAAGCTAGAGCTTGAAACTGTGTAACAGCTTCCGCTAAGACTGGGTGTGTTGCACCTGATGCACCTTGAAAAGGTTCTGTTCTATTATCGTATTTAAATCCTAAAAGATCTAAACCTTCTCTGTAACCTCTTTCCCAATCTTTTCTAGAATTTTTATAATCTTGATAATTTTGAAAAAGATCTGAACCTAGTTGTCCTAAAATATCTTCTGGTAAATGTTCTGCTAAATTAGCGTAGTGTTCTTCTCCACCTTCAACAGAAGCTATTGATGGATCATAATTAATATCTACAGAACCATCTTCGTTCTCTTGTATTTCTACAGGGTCACCTTGTTCAGCAATCTTCTGTTGCTCTTCTTCTTGAGCAATCTCAATATCTTCAGGTGATGGTACTTTTATCTCTTGCTCTACGTTTGGAAGAGACTTGTCTATGTCTGCCATTTATTTTCTCCAGTTTCACAGGTTTAACAGTATTATAATTAATAAGCAACCCTTGAGGTTGTGGGCCTCTTTTAGGGGGTATTGTCTTAGTCAATTTCATCTAAAATCTCCTTAACTGTCTGATCATCTACATCATCGACTGCATCAAATGTCTCGCCGTCAAATGCCTCTAATTTTCCTTCCTCATACTCATCCGGTGGTTTTTTGCCTTTTGTAGTTTCATCCGCTTGACCTACTTTAAATTCAAATTGTGATCTATCTTGAATTACATCCATACCCTCTACATCTTCTGTGCCACGACCATAGACCTGCACACCAGGCTTATCTTTTGTAATTCTAATATCTCCAGTAGTCAGATCTTCTATTAATTCATATTCACTTCCATCTTTACCTGTGTAAATAGTAGCTTCTTGTCTATCCATTGTTGTTCTACCAGGATCTTTTTTACCAAACGTTTTAATTTTTTCTACTAGTTTCAAAAAATTATCAAAACCAAGTTTTGCACCTTCAGCTACAACAGGCGCAACTTTTGCTGCTGGTTTAACAAGCTTTCCTAGACCGTATGGTAGTAAAGATAATATGCCCACGAGTTTCATGAACTTTCTTTTGCTTGGATCCTCAGGTCCATCTTTAAAACCTATTCTGCCTCCTTCAGCAGCGCCGATCATTACTTCATCAAATTTTTCTTGTGCCTCTAAATCTTCTGCTAGTCTTTCTTCATCTGTTAGAGCTTCTCGTCTTTTGTATTCATCGTAAACATCTTTACCCATACCAACACCAATTGTCGCTAATCCAACAGGTGTAAGTGCTCTTGCATATCTACCATATGGATTTAATAAAAGAGAACCAGCTCTAGATAAAATACCTTTTCCTGCTGGTGCAGCCTTACTAACAATTTCTGGAAGTAACAAACTAGCACCTGCTGTTTTGATATTTCCTTCCGCAAGTTCAGACGCTCCAAACGCTGAAGATACTCCAGGTGATCCTAAAACTCTTAGTGCTTGTAAAATTTTTTCACCAGTGGCTTTTGCAAGCTCTTTTCCACCAAAAGAACCTTTTGTATTTCCGCCAGGTTTATCTTTTAGCTGACCATCTGGTTGCATGCCTGGTTTAAAAAAATAATCTTCTACTATGTTTGATGTATTTGTTTTGGAATCAAAGACTATAGGTTTTTTAACACCAAAAGTTTTTCCTCCAGTTTTAAACTGCATACCGGTTTTAAGTAAAACTTCGTCAATCTGATCTGCAAATTCTCCATCAGGGTTTTTTCTTAAATATTCTTTCATTGCTTGAACTTGAGATCCCATTCTTCCAGGGGCATTAACTAAATTATTTGGAAAAGCAGTGTTTAATTTTTCTTTTGCTACTTCTGAAATATGCTCTGGTGTATAAAATGTTTTTGCTTTTGCTTTGTCTCTAACTTTTTTTACAAATTCTTTGTCAGAAAGATCTGAGTATTTATCAAACTTAAGAGGTTCATTCATTCTTAAACCTGTAGCATCTATACTCATAGCATATCTAATTTTAGGATCATTTAAGATTTCAGCGTCCGACATTTTTAATATGTCTGCGTTTTTGCTATTTATTTTTTCTATAACTTTTTTAGTTTGATCAGCTGTTTTTTTACCAACTTTTTTAAAAGCTTCTTGTTCTCTTTTTTGTCTTCTTGCCGAAGCCCTAGTTTTTGTTGTAGTAGTTGGATCATCTGCTTTTGGTGTGGGATCTTTTATAGCTTCTGGTCTAAACAATCTAAAAATTCTTCTTACGTTAGTTCTGTTACCTTTAAATAATTTATCAGCTATAGAATTAGTTGACATTCCATCAGCTTGAAGTTTTAAAGTTTGTTCAACTTTGGGCTGTCCTCTTTCATAAAAATTTACTTTAAATCCTTCAAAAGGATCTCCTCCTCTTGATTTAACATAAGCTTTTATTACAGGGCTTTGTCTGCTTAATGGTGTTCCACCTCCAACAGTAGCTCCTCTTTTACCAGAAGGTTTTGGTGTCTTATAACCTAATGCTTCACCTAAATTTCTGAAACTTGTTATCTTTGGATTTTCTAAAAGTTCATCTATTTTTTTAAAAGTATCTTCGTTGTATTTGACACTACCTAATTGTTCTACAAATTTTATTGTAGGTTTAAATCTTTCTTTACCTGGCGCGCTTCCTCCAATGATATTACTTATTGATCTGGAACTTGCGTCTATATTATTTTTTTCTATATATTCTCTAATATCTTTTATACTAACTTCTGTTCCATCAGGTAAAGAGTTTACATAATCTACAACTTTAGCTATACCTGCTTTTGAAAAATTTTCTCTTTCGATAAGTTGTCTAGAAGAACTTTCCATTCCTCCACCTATCTTATTCAAAGCATCTAAAATTCTGCTCTTTCTATTTTGTTCTTGTAAATCTAAAAGTGCCTGTGGTTTTTGTTGTGGTAAAGTAAATTCCTTTGATTCAAGAAATTCACCGACTTTCATTCCCCATGTTTCTGGTTCACCAAACTGCATGTTACAGCCCCATTAAGTATGCTAAACCACCGCCTGCTTGTTTTGTTCTTGGTGTTTTTTTGAAAGTATTTATAATTTCATCAGTACTCATGCCCTTCTCCATCATTTTAAGTCCCTCATCCATACTTGCTAGGACCTCTGCAATTCTTTGTGGATTGTCATCAGCCATAATTTTTGAAATCATATCATCTGTAATACCAGGAAATCTTGCTTTAAGTTCCATTCTTAAAAACAGCTTTGGTGCCATTTCTTTTGTAAAGTCATCTTCCATTCTTTGTTTGTTATAATCAATTTTATCTTTCACATCTTGGGACACCTCAACTTCGTCTGCCATTTTAACTTCGCCTTTTCCTTTTTTAGTTGTAAAAGCAGCAAGACCTTTAGGAACAGATCCTTCGGAAAGCGTATCATACGCCATACCATAAAGCTCGCTAATATCTTTTTGATCAAACATATCTCTGTCAACACCAAGATCTTCTAACATGTTGTCTACAACCACATCAGCATCAAGTTTTCTATCTCCAGATGGGAAGATATCGTCTACAGCTTTTTTAAGTTCTGTTGATAAATCTTTTCCTTTATCTTTAAAAAATTTATATATCTTTAATCCTGTACCAACAGCAAAACCAATACGACCGCCTTCAGCCATCTCAGGTATATCAGGATCATCGTCTGCTTCTTTTAATTTTTTACCAAGATCTTCTGCTTCATCTTTTAATTGAAGCGGTGTTCTAATGTTAAAAGTATCTGCTGCATCAATCGGGTTATCGTATTGTGTTGTTAAAAAATCTAGTTCCTCTAATTTGTCTATGTCTCTTTTGTAATATTTATTTGCAAGTTCTAATGGATCATATTTTCTAAACTCTTGGCCAGATAAATCTTTCATGTAATCTAAACTTTGTCTAATCTCTTCTGGTAAATTTAATCTATCGTCCCTTAATAAAACTTGTCTCATTACAGCTCTTCGTCTGCCTTCAATACCTGCGCTATATGATTTTGCAAAAATATTGCCCATCTCGTCTGTGAGCTTCATCATATCTTTTGTTTGTTCTTCTAAATCTGCTATACCACCTTTAAGATCTTCTGCTTGTTTAACAACGTCTGCTACTTCATCTTCGTCTATTGTAGTTGTTTTAGGTGGTACATAATCTTCATCTAACAAAGATTTAACACCTTGTTGATTCATTTTGTATTGAGCAGATTCTTTAATTGCTCTGTCTGCTAGACTGCCAGGCTCAACACCTTTTGGTAAACCAACTTCTGATTTTAAAGTTTCTATTCCTTCAGGTTTTACTTTTTGTTTTGTTTCAATATCAAATACTTCAGCTTCTTTTCCAGGTTTTACTTCTTTTACAGTCTCTGTTTGCTCTGTAATACCTTGTTGTTTTTTTCTAGCGTCTCTAAGTCTTTTTAAATTTTCTAAATAGTTTTCTTGTTCTCTTCTGCTTCTATTTGTGATCTGAAACGGAGCGTACTCTATAAGTTTCTCTTCAATTGTATCTAAAAGTTTTGGATCGTTATATGCATCTTTAGAGTATGTAGATTTTGTAGGTGCGTTTGAGTCAAACTGTTGTGGTTTAACTACGTTAGTTCTAGTACCAATGAGATCTCTGACAAACTTGCTGCCATACATTTCTTGTAACAATTGTAATATGAGTTTACCCATCAGTAATAATTCCTTTTAACTTTGTTTAGAGGTTCGTCCTTATCATCATCTGGATGTAAAACGAAACCACCCTGCCTGAATCTCATGATCGCTTGTGTGGTCGAGTCCACAAGGTCATCATGGTCGCCAAAAGGGAAAGCTGCGCATTCCTCAATCACCTCTTCAGCGAATTCCTGGTCAGGAGCCCATATCATACCAGATTCAAACAAAGGTGCAACCGAATTTACTCGTGTATGCTTATCGTTTCCTTTTGACGGAGAGAAATTGACAACGGGTATACCCATCTTTCTTAGTTCGTCTGTAAGTGGCTGACCTGATGCTTTAGACTCAATAATCACCGTATCAGGGTCCCAATACTTCCATTGCTCGTAGGCAACTTGCTTTAACTCTGGAAAATCATACCTTCCTTTTTTAGAATCTAATAATATCAAACTAGCAGGACTGTCATCAGTTTCATAAAACACACCCCAGGTCGTGATTGCAGAATAATCTGATGTTTGTTTCTTACCAAAGGCTGTATCGTATGATTGTATGACGTGTTTCAATGCAGGAATATATTCTTTGTCCCAAATATTCCACCACTCACGTTTAATGATAGCTCCTTCTTCTGATGTTGGGTTTTGCATATACTGAGCATTCCATTTCTGTACACCCGTTGATGCTTTCACTGCTTCTAATTCTTCTAGCTTCCAATACTCTGGCCACAAAGGTTTGCCTGATGGCATGATCGCTGGAAACTCTACGATCTCCCACTGATCAGCTTTAGCCTCTCGCTGCGCGCCTAACAGACAACCGGTCAAGTCTTTTGTATTCCATCTTGTCATAACCAAGATGATAGCTCCACCTGGCTGGAGACGTTGACGAGGACCTGACGTATACCATTCAAAAGTTCTTTCCATAGCTTCTCGATTCATAGCATCTTGTTCTGTGTGCGGATCATCGATGATAAGTAAATCTGCACCACGACCTGTAATCGCGGAGCCGACACCAGCTGCGTAATACTCACCGCCTTGTTGTGTTTCCCATTTACCAGCTGCCTGACTATCTTCTCTTAGTCTTGTTTTAAATATAGTTTGATATTCTTGACTGTCTAAAAGTTGTTTTGCTTTACGCCCGAATCTAACGGATAGTTCTGTGGTGTTAGTTGATTGAATGATCTTGAGCTTCGGGTTTCTACCCACCATCCAAGCGGGCAGCAAGTAGCTAGCGAACTCGGACTTTGTATGTCTAGGTGGCATGTTTATAATCAGCCTTTTAATTTTACCTTCAGCTATCTGATTAAATTTTTCAGCAACAATCTTGTGATGTGATCCTTCAACAAAGTCTGGCCACACGTGTTTTACAAACTTCATGAAGTCTTTTCTTATGCCAGCTTCTTTTTTCTTTTCGTTGAATTGAAGATAAGTTTTCATAAACTCTTTCTTCACATCAGGGGGCAATCTCTTTATCTTTTCTAAGTCTATTTTCATTTCAAAAAAATTTTCTGCAAAATTTTTTAGGATTAATTTTGAAACCTAGCAAGTATTTTCTGGTTATGATTATACAAAACTTAGCATAAAGGGTATACTTGTGGGACCCCTTACAACCTATACACTAATTATATTATTTTATTTATTTGGATTTTGCAAACGATTAGGGACCCCTACGAGGGGCGCCCGGCAGGGCGCCCCTCGTCACTAGTTAATCTAATAATACCATATATGCTTTTGGATTTAGTCTACTAAACTTATCTAAATTTTTTTGCATCTCGTCCCATTTTCCCAGTGCTTCACATACAAAAACTGTGTCGTGAATTATCGCTTCTTCGTCTGTTAAAAGAGCGACCTTTCCTGTGAATCTATTCCTTCTCTCTTCTGTCCTTTCCGCCATTGATCATCCTTTCTTAATCTTTGATCTAGTTCCGTTAACTTTCTTTCATAGTGAGCTATTCTATTAACTGCAATAAAAAACAACAGCCCTCCACCTATTATTAAAACTAAACCTATTATTATGTATGTATCCATAGTTCCTATATTATCCTATTATTGATCCATTGTCAATACAGAATATAACACGGCAGTCAGTCCCACTGCCAAAATAATAGAGAGCCCTGTAGGGCTCTCTACAAATATAATGTTAAATAATTCTATCAATTTACACCTCGCTTGTAAGTTATCATAGGGTTAATGCAAGTTGTATATCTCTCTAATACTGTGTCCCAAAAACACATATACTTGTTGCCGTTACTTTCCCAAGTTCTGCAACCCTCTTTGTTTAAGTTGCCAACACGGAATATAACTTTGTTATATTTTTTTGCGTACCACGATACAACAAAGTCTGTTTTCTGTTCTATTTCTAGTGGGTTCATTTCTGCCTCTTTTCTAACTCAACCACCCTCTTAGCCAGTTCAGTTATATTATCTTGCATTGTGTTCATAACCACTAACATTTGATTAATTCTTTCCATTAATGCTAGTTCTGTCTTTTTTATTTCTACTTGTGTTTCTGTGTTCATCTGTATGCCTTTCGTTATAGGGGATAATATAATACTATCCCCTATAAGTCAATAGTTAGTTTTGTGCGATCTGTTTTATTTTGGAAGTATCCACAACCCACGCAATACCAATCTTTTTAGTTGTTGCGTCAAGTGCCCTCAATAAATCTTCAGGTGTTCCACTTTCCATAACTGTATCAATAGAGTGTCGCTTTAACTCTTCGAGTTGTTTGAGCTTCAAGCCTTCAGGTCTACGTCTGATTTCTCTATCAACAAGCTCTCTTGCCCAGTCCTTCATCTGCTCTTCACAATCAGACAGCGATAACTTCTCGTCTTTTTCAAAACGATAATTATTTATTTCTTTTTTATCTTGATTAGCCTTCTTCTTGAAGAAGGTTCGGGCTTTATCTTGTATCGCCTTCAGTTGAGCTTCTGCCTTCTTAAACTCGTCAAGTATTTTGTCAGCGCCCATTTTCTTCGCTAACTTACCTACTATCTTTTCAGTTGCTTCAGCTCTATATTGTTTTACCAACAATTCCTGTTCTTCAATTAAAGGGTCAAAGTTTCTTCTCACCTTTTCTTTGAAGTGGTCTAGTTGATACTTCGTCATTGTTTTTGGCATATTTATTTCCTTTCGTTATTTTTATGCTTGACATCTTAATATCCTATATTATATATTATGTCAATATGAAAATAATACCAAAACAAGAAGGTGGTTTTATAAATCATACTTCTAAAATGCTGTACACTCTTGAAGACATTCAAGAAGCCTGTATCAAATTAGGTTTTGACAACGAAAAAATGTTTGATGAACTTACAGGTTTTCCAAGTGGCAAAGATAAGTGTAAAGGAATTTTAGAGGAATAAGATTGAGCCCTGATCCATTGTGAAACGGATGTCCTTATTAAGATCCGCGGGCAAGTAGCAATGGATCTGGGGTCAAGTAGGTAAGCGAACTGCAACAGGCCTATGACCTGTTTGACCGGTCCTCGATTTGTGAGCGTGTACGGGACCTAAAAGAGTGACGCCAAAAAACAAGTGACCTGGCGCCGCCGGAGATAGCCGAGCGCCAAGCCACAAGCAACAAGCGCCAAGCCACAAGCT